TTAATTTTCTTCTTACTTCTTCTTTTACAGTAGTAAAATTATAAGTTCTTCTTACTTTAAGTCCAATATCAAATGCAAAATTTACTAATTCTGGAACCACAAATTCCTCATATATATTAATATATTTTCTTGGTTCTAAATGAGTTAATATATCTTGTTTAAAATTTTCATTATAAACTGTTGGAATTATAATATTTTTAGGCTCATCAAAAACTTCATCACGATATCACGTAGTAGCACTTGGTTCAATTGAATCAGATGATGCACTTATTTCAATAGTACCCGTGCCTCATCTCTTAGGTATCATTGAAATATATACTTTATTATATTCATTTGTATTACCAGGATTTTCTTCAGATTCACCTCATGCCAACCCAGTAACAATATCAGGATGTTCCTCTAAATGATTTTTATAGTCATTTGATGTAATATTTCTCAATTGAGAATATATAAATCCTCTAGAATTTTCTTCTATTTCATCAATTGATTCTGGACTAGCTGAATTATAACTTGACTCTGGATTTCATATTTCAATATAATCTTTATTTATTGCAAAATCTCTTGTTATATCATATATAAATGATTTTGTTTCATAATTTATTCCATTGTCTGTTTCAGATATTTCAGCTATAGTTCTCTCTATTTCAAAATCATCAATAAAATCAGAATATATATCTCCAGCTGGCCCCTCGGTTCTATTTAAAATAATTTGTATTCTATCTGTATCTTTTGGTGTATTATGTGCATCAGAAAACACTAAATTATATCTTCTATATTTATCATATTCAAGTACAAATATATCCTGATTTTCTGTATAATTTAATTCAGAATAAGGAAAATTTTCTACTCTTTCTCATGGAATACCATTTATGTATAATTGTAAGCCAGGATTCTCATCATATGGTTGTGTATCATAGTCAATATTTATTGACGGTAATAATAATTTATGGTCAACTATATCTGATCCAAAAAATGTTATGCCATAATATTGACCTTGTTTCAATGGTAAAGTAAATTCATATTCACCTTCATCACTAGCTGTAGTTGGAATAGTAAAAGTATGTTCTCTAGTGGTTGTATATTCAATTGGGTTTCCATTTTCTGTACTTATTCCAGTATTAATTCTAAATCATGATGGTATTGATATTTGATCACCACCTGATGGCAAAAATGGTTCTTCATCATTTACTAAAATTTTTACTTTTAAATTCAATTGTGGTGCAATATATCCTTTTGTTCTATATCCTCTTATAGAAGCGATACTGTGCATTGTTTCAAAAAGTTCTGCACTGTCTGGATATAAATTTTTTACAATTTTATTTGAATAAAATGTTGATAATTCAGTAAGATATGCTATAAGTTCTATTAACATAGTGATATTGGAACCATCATAATTATAGTCCCAAAATGTATCAGATTGCTTCATTAAATCTGATAATCTATTTTTTACTGTTTGAAAATCTGTATCCAGATATTCTGGATCTAAATATTGTTTATGCATAATTTCACCTTTATATTCTTCTTAGAGTATCTTGAAATTCAAATTCTTCTTCTGTTTGCATTCCTTTCAATTTAAATATAACTGTTATATCATATTCATTTCTATCATATACTGGATTTATATTTACATTTTCTATAATTATTCTTGTTTCTCATATTTCTATAGCAGCTAATACTTCTTCACCAATTGATTGTGCAGTAATTTCATCCATAGGTTCAAATAAATATGGCCAAAGATTACCACCAAACTCCGGTCTTTTTCTTCTACTGCCTTTCATTGTTTCAATAATATTTGTAATAGAAGATTTTATTGCTTCTATTGATACAAAATCATTGATATCTCCATTATGTTTTTTATCCAGTGATATATCTATATCTGTATACCTATATTTCATATTATTTATTCCCTATATTATTTATTCACTTGATGAAGTTGGCGATCCTTCTACTATTACTCCTTCAAGTGGCGATCCGGTTGTTTGATCATCAACTCTTGCAACGTAAATGCCATTTATATCAAACATATTACTTGTAGCAATTATAGTATCTGTATGACCACAAGTGGCTTCTACTATATCACCATGTCTTGCTATTCCTTTATCTATATCAGTAGCAAATCCACTACCAGTTATTATTTCTCCAGTAACAGATATAGAACTTGAATGGTCTGGATGATGACATATGCCTTCTCATTTATCTCCTATTCTTGCTATTGCTTTCATAAAATATCCTAACTTGTAATACTTACTGATGGTGCGTTTATAGTAATAGAAGTAGATGATTTTAAAGTAATAGCCGACGGCGATTCTATATTTAATAATCCAGTTACTAATTTTTCTTCTTTACCACTAACTTCTATATTACTATCACCATCAATAGTAGTATCATAATCACCATCAATAATATTATTATTATTTCCATTTATATGTTGTGTTTTATTACCATCAACAATTTCAAATTTATCTTTTGCATTTCTTATAACCATATCCCCTACACTATTTATTTCAATATAACTATTTGATGGGTGATAAATATGAATTCTTTCACTACCAGAAGTATCATCTAATTCAATTACTATTCCTGAATGTGTTTCTAAAACTTTGTTATATGGATATTTAGCATTATAAAATGGGTTAGGCTCTTCAGCATCTTTATTATTTTTCTTTGTTTGTAATATAGTATTATTAGTATTTTCGTTTCTTGCTAGTCTGGAAAAATCTGATTCATTTATTTTATCAGGATAATTCTCGTCTGGATCATTGAATCCTTCATTACCATTAGGATTTTCAGTAGGATATCCGGGTGCACTTCCAAAATAACGTGGTTTCATAGGATTACCGGCCTCAAAAAATAGAAAAACATGTGATCCTTGAAGTGGCACTGACCATGCCCCATATCCACTTATTGATCCCTCTACTAATCCTAATACTGGCTCTGCTCATGGTAATTCATCAGTAGGTATACCATCCATAGCTGATTTTGTTTTTTTACTTGTATGTGCATTTATTATTCTAACCTTACAGCGGCCAGATTTTAATGGATCAGATGAGTTATCTTCTATTACTCCTCTATATATACCATTTAATTTGTTTGATTCTGGTTGTACTGATTCTAAATTGTTTTTTATCATTTTTATCTACCCATATTTCTATTTTTAGCTAATAATAATTCTGTATTATCAGAATCTTCATATGCATTTTTTATAAGTATTAATTTTTGTCTATATGGTGGATTAGTATTTGTAAATTGATGAGTAATACTTTTTATCAAGTATTTTCCATCAAAATTTTTATTAAATTTTTCTTTATCATCACTTGATGGTCATACTATTTCTATTATACCACCTGCATATCTTTCTTCATGTCCCTTTACTATAATATTTACTGTTTGTTGCATACAATATCTTTTTACTCATTCATTATATCCCATATTATTTAAATAATTTTTATCACTTTCTCCTGTATAATTTATATTGATATTATCATCTGGTATATCAGGAAATAAACTTTTTTTACCTAATAAAATATGATTATTTATGCCTTCTGAATAAGAATAAGAACCATAAATTATTTTTTTTCTTTCAAAATCATATCCTATATTGGTTTCTCCTTTTAATTTCTTTTTTGAGTGATTATCAATTCCACTTACTTGATAGCTTATTATTTTATTTATACTAGTAATATTACTATTTTCAAATGCATATATTCCATTATCATTATTATTTACTGTTAATATATCTCTATTTGAAAGAAGACCATCAAGTGTAATAAAATTATTACCAACAGAATTTTTATAAAATAAATATCCAGCTCTATTTGAATTTACACCAGTACATCTTTCTGATAATCAATCAATAGCCTGCTTTGGTGTTCAATAAGGCATATAAAATATATCAGATATTTCTACTGAATCTTCCCATTTTTGAAAACTATTTATATTTAAAGCATTTTTTGATATATCAGCTACTATATCAGAACACCTGTTATTTTTTCATGATACAGAATAATATGAATTTGATAATTTATAAAATGTTTTATCAACAAATATAATTTCCAAATAATTATGTGTACCACTTTCAATTGAATTTGTAGAAGGCATTATTTTACTCATTTTGAAAATATTAAATGTCATTTCTATTTCATTTTCTGTGCCATATACTATATTAATTTCTTCATTACCAGTGATAGGGCCGAATTCCATAATTCCAAACCTATCATTGAATTGTATTTTTCCAACTATAGAATATGAAAAAATATCTTCTATAAAATAAAGATTATCTATATCATGAACTGGAATATAGAATTCATCTCCTTGTGTTGATATATATACTGAATATGTACTTTTTTCTATTGTCATAATTATAATTCTGATATTCTTTTTAATTGTTTTATTGTCTGATATATAAGTTCTTCTTTTAATATTTTTATTTGATCACCAGTATCTAATTCTTCAAATGGATTTACTACATCATTTGTCATTGCAATTAATCATCAAAGATTTTCATTTTCATACAAATTATACGCAATGTTTTCTCAAAAAGACTCATGTGGCACATCATACATTGATATATTATCTTCATTTTCTTTTATATCATCAGTAATTTTATAATTTTTTCATATATTAAAAAGATATTCTCCATTTTCATCTTTTAGTATATCAAACTGATTCAATAAAGAAGTATTACTTATTCTTCTTCCTATTATTTCTTTAAATGTCTTATCGGTTTTTTGCATTTTTTATTCCTTTTAATAAATTACTATCTACCTACTACTGGAGGTGTATTTCCTACTGTTACTTTTGGAACATCACCAAAACTATTTTTAGCCAAAGGCTCCATATCAGTAAAACTTAAAGTTAATTCACAATAAGAAGGATATCCATTTATATATGGTCCCTGATAAGTAGGTTGTACAGATGTAAGAGCTGCATTTTTTATATTTATCAATGGTACAATTCTACCAGATCCAAGAACTGTATCTACTTTAAATATATGAGGATGTTTTATTTTTGTAGCAAATGTAGATAATCCAGATAAATCAGGACAAGAATATTTTTCTAACATATTCACAGGTTCAAATAAATCTTTTACTGGATCATCATTAGTGGCTAAATATATTAATAATTCAAATTGTCTTCTATCAGAACTATTGTATAGTAACGGTGTATTTACTACATGCTGTTGTGTTCCTAATGATAAAGATCTTTTTGCTCCAGCTAACATTTCTTGAAATCTACTTATTATATTTTCTATTGGTTCTCATGTATGATTAATGCTATCCATCATTTCATTTGGAGCAAGAAACATCATTTTTTCACCATCACGTTCTGATGATATGCCTATATTTTGATTACCACTTACTGTAACACCAGTATACCTCAATATTTTTGGTATTAAACTTATTCAAAGTAAATTTTCATTGCCTGCTGAATATGGAGCGTGACTGGGATAAAATAACGTCATTATAATAACTCTCCTTATGCAATACCTCAGTTTTTATTAAATATTAAAAGTGAAATTGATTCAATTTCATCTGGTGGTTCTTCACTTCTATTTGTAGGTAATGCAACTTGTTGTTCATTTTTACCACTATTTTTTATTGCTTCTGTTTGTTCTCTATACATAACTTTTAATCCTTCTATAGAAGATATCATTTTTTTGTAAAGTTTTATTTTTTCCATTTCATAATTATTTATTGCTGTTGATTTATCAAGTTTATTAGAATTCATAATTTTTTGTAGTTTTTCTGATAAATCTTGTGGTACTATAACTTCAGCTGCATGTACTTTAGCAAACCCATCTGTTTTTACAATTCCACCTTGTCGATATCCACCTTTACTAAAATTAACTGAACTTCTTGATCTTGTTTCTGCCAATTTTTTTGATGCTTCATCATTCCCGACGCCAGGAAGAAAACTAAAAAACCCCTTTACTTTTTTAGCTAAATATCCTGGAATATCTTTTGCTTTTTCTATAAGACCCATTATACTATCTTTAAATGAAGTAAATACATCTGGAACTGTTTTTGTAAAGAAATCTAACATTGCATGTATTGGTTTTTCTACTCATTTAGTAGCAACATTAACAGCATTCATTATTGCTTCTTTACCAAAATCAAATCTAAAATCAAATCCAAATAATTTTAAAATACCATTTGCTATTCATTCTGGTATTTGAGTAAATATAGACATTACACCAGCACTAGCTGATAAAATTTTATCTCTTATTGTACCTTCAGAAAACAATCCTTTTAGTACTTCATAAACAACCATTACAGGCATAAATATTCTACCAGCAATACCGCCTATTTTTGTTAAAATAGAAGAAAATCTGGATACTCACTTCATTATACCAGTGCTTTGTTTTACAGCTGTAGTTAAATATGTAGATATATTTGATCCTGCGTTAGCAAGCCAAGATAATCCTCTTCCAATTTTACTAAAATGTTTTGATAAACTGGACCCTCATTTTCCAAAATTTGAAATTCATTGTCCTATTCTGGAAAATACATTTAATATTTTTTCACCAAATTTAAATTTACTTAAAAATTTTACTACTGGTGATATAAAAGTGGTTTTTAAAGCCCTTCCTATAAATCTATACGCTTTTAAAAAATCTTTAACTGCCATTTCTGCAAATAAAGTAAATGCACCTACTATACCAAGTCCTAAAATACCAATACCTTTTAATATTTGAGCTAATAATCCTGGGCCGCCACCTTCTCTCATTTCTCTTTTTTCTTTTCTTTTTAATCAACTAGTTATTCAAGTCTTCATAGCTGTTAATATAGCAGGAATAGCCTTTATAAAACTAAATGCACCTACTACTGTACTATAAATACCAGTTAAAATACCAACTCCACTATCTCATAAATCAAAAAGAGGGCCAAAGGATTCTCTAAATACACCAGATAATTGAGAAAAACCAGACGACATTAATTGACTTCCTTTTGTTACAGTTTCATCAAGTACATTTAAATTATCATGAAATCTTTGCGATAATTTATTAAGTTCTTCTTTTAATTCTTCTCCCCTTAATTCATCAGAACCTTTCATTTTTTCAATTGCAGAAAGCCTTTTTCCCAGCTGTTCTTTTATAGTACTACTTTCAGCTTGTTTCATTTGTGATTTTACAAAATTTTTTAATTCATCAGTAGTTACATCTTGATGTTCTTCAAAAAAAGATTTAAAACTTTCTGTAATTTCTTCCATTTCTTTCTTTTGTTCTTGAAGAATTCTTTTTCATCTTTTTTCTTCTTTATCTGCCATTTTATATCTCCTAAATATAAAAGGGGAAGTCGCCTTCTCGGTAAAGTGACTTCCCCTTTAGACCTTTAATACCTAATAAGATCCATTGAAGTATAAAACTTCAAGTGGGGTATAATTATTTATTTTCAAATTGTTCTTTTTCTCTTTTTAAATCCTCAAGTAATAAATTTATATAAATTTCTCTTTCAAAATCAGCTAATTGATCTGATTCTGATATACTTATATTTGCTTTTCTACTTAATTGAAATTGTTGTCTAAATATATCTGTTAGACTACAATCATCACAAAACAGTTTAATTATGAAAAAAGTTGATTCATTGGTATTGTTTCTTTATATAATTCCTTACAACTATTACATTTTATATCAATTTCAAAATTTAAGCCAAATCAATTATCTGTAAATCAATTTCCTATTTTTTCTAATGTTGCCTGTGTAGTATTATTTATAATATAAATTTTATCTTCATAAGTCAAATCAGAATCAGTTCCATCTGGTGTTGTTATTGATCTGATACTTGCAGCAAGTAAATTTGTTCAATATTCTACTTCTTTTTCTCTTTCATTTTTTGTTTTTATATTATCAAAATTATTTACAGCTTCTTTTTCATCTTTTCTTTTTATATGGCCAATTTCAACTTCTATTTCATCACCTACTTTTACAGAACCAGATTCAACGTCCATTTTCTTTATTTCAAGAGTATCTAAATCTACCTGCCCATAATCTTGAGATCCGCATTTTTGACATTTAAATTGAAATTCATACACTTCCCCTTTTGTCTTTTTTCTTATCTCAATTAGCAGAAAAAATCTATCTCTTAAATATAACTCATTTATATCAAAATTTTCAGATATTACTGCAGATTCAATTAATTTATCCATTGCTTCAGATAATTTTGTTAAATCATTTTCATCTTCATACTCTAACAGCTGTTTCATCTGATTTGTTGTTAAAGGTTTAAATTTTACTGTTTGTCCTATACCAGGCAAAACACATTCAAATTCATACTTATTTAAATAATTTTTAAATCCCTTTTTTGACATATTTTATTCACTCCTTATATTTTTTATTCTACTTCATGTCAGTTATAAGTAAATGTCACATCGAATTGAGCAACTTCTTTATTATCTTGTGCTAAATCAAGTGCTCCTACAGAACTTGGTCACGCATCATTGATTGTATATACTGTTGATGGTGTCTCAATTGATCCTGTTATACCATAAAGTAATTCTGCTTTTACAGTACCATAATATTGTCTTGGTATAGTATGTATATTTGTAACCGGGTCATGAATCATTCTTTGCCATTCCAGAAAACTTTTTCTTAGTTCACCAGCATAATCCAAATTAAATGTTACTGATCATTCTGCAAATGTTTGTGTTGAAGCTATTTTTTGTACTTGTCCTTGATATGGTACTTCAATTGCTTCAATAGTTGATTCAGGCAAAGAAGTGGCTCTTACCAAATATGAAGTCATTGTTTCACCACCAGTAATTCCTACCGGAGCTGATGTAAAATATACTCTAAAAAGGTAAGCTCTGGCATAATCACCAGTAGCACTTTTTACGTCCATTATTCTTATACCCATATTATTTATCCTCCATTATTATTTGTTATATCCCTAATAGTATTTATATTATATTAAATATTATATATTATTCTTATACACTACCAATTAATTCTTCAAATGATGCTCCGGTTCTTGTTGCGATGAATTGTAGATTAATGAATTCCGCTGCACGGGTTGGTTTGATAAAGATACTTGCTCATAACTCATTTCTATCAATTCTTTCAGGAGTATTATTTTCTTCATCTATCTGTACATAGAAATCATATATACCTCTTCTGCTTTGTACATCTCTCAAGAATGGAGTAATCATATCTTTTAATTGAGCTCTTGTGTATCGGTCATTTGGCTCAAATAAGAAATACTTAGCACTTGTACTAATTGCTTTTTCTAATACTATAAACAATCTTCTTACATTTATTCTATTAAATGCTGAAGATTTATCAAGCATTGTCTTTTGACCCCAAATTACTTTTCCTTGTCCAGCAAAAGATACAATTGGATTTATACCATTTTTATATAATAAATCTCTTTGTCCCATATCTGGATTTCATGCAAGTTTTCTTACATTTCTTAAAATACCTCTATTTAATCCAGCAATTGCAAACCATGGCTCACTTACACGATCAGTTCTAGCTAGTAAACCTGAAACAAATCCACTTGCAGGAACTCAATGATATTCGTTATTATACTTATCAAAAACATTCAGTCAGTTACCGTATACAGCAATATAGCTTGAATTTACATTAAATCCAGGATCATCAATGCCCTTTCTTCAATTTACCATATCAGTAGCTTCATTACCTTTATTTTTGATTACATGTTCATATGGCACATCAGCAAATAGAATTGCATCTCATCTACTATGACAAATAGACAAAACACTTCTTTTTACTTGATCGGATTTATTACCGTCAATAAATACATTTACATCAATTTCTTCTGGATTTTTATAAAGTTCATATCCTTCTATGATAGCACCATCTTCAGCCATATTCATTACTTTATAATCACTTCCACCACCAAGTTGTTCAAAATTATTTGTTACCCAACTATCGGTAACTTCAATATCTTTATAATCTTCTCCTATAGATATACGTATATATTCTGATTCACCGTTTATTTTCTTTTCTACAAAATTTGACCTTCCTTGGTCATCTGTAGAATTTTCATCTGTAGATACATTAAAAACTTCCATTGTTTCTCAAAAAGATGTACCTTGTTCTTTTGATTGTACTATAATCAAGAAATTATAATTATCTATTAATGGAGAATCAATACTATTTATAATATTATAAACAGTATCATCAAGATCACCTTGTGCCCCTGACAATGCATTTGCTTGGGTTTTTTTATTTATTAATGCAATCCTTACATGATTTCCTCACATTCCTCTAGAACTTGAAATAATTTGAATTTGATCACTATTCATAAAATCAACTGATTCATTATGAAAATCATCTGGATCTGATATTTCTCCATCCATAGTTTGAGTATCTAATCTATAAGTACTTGTTTCATCAAATTTTATATAATCACCTGATGTATCAAGTTTTATACCAGCAAATGTAGCAGATGGAGGCATTACTCTTGTACAATAAAGATTATTTCCCTCTCTTAAATATCCAATTGCTGAGAACATATCCTCAAAATTATCTGAAACATTTGTATATTCTCCTGTATGATCATATACTCTTTTTCTTGGTTTTCCAAAAATTCTTACTAATTGATTTTCACTAGTTATGTATTGTTGCTCCATTTCTGGGCCTTTTCATGTATTTCTCAATACAATAGCAGCTATTGATGTTGCAACAGCTGGAACTGTTGTAGATAAATCAATTTCTTGCACATTTACTAGTGGACTTATAAAAGTTGGCATTTACTTTCCTCCTATTTTCTATTCTTTCATTATTATTTATATTTATTTATATATTTTTTATTCTTTTATAAAATAATCATATAAAAATTCTACATCACAAGTCAAAAATGATTCTCCTTCTTGATAACTTAAAGATACTTCTCCTAATGAATTAGGAAACATATTTGCAAATTTAAAACTTACAACTGTTCTCATAAAATTATCCATAATCATTAATCTTGTGTCTATTTGATTTTTCAACATACTTTTTCCATGAAATACATCAATTCCATTATTCATTCCCATCATTCAATCATATATAAAAAGATAATTATTAAAATTCTCATCAATAAAAAATGTAGTAGAGAATGTTCCATAATTTACTCCAAGTGGACTGCCATAATATCTATTTCCTTGAAAGTGTTGTTCATTTTCTTCAAAATCAATACTTGGCAATACATTTTGATATAAATGAACAAAAAAATCTTTTGATTCATTAAAACTCTCTTGACTAGGAGCCATTGGAAAAGTTAATTTAAATGTGGATGGATTTGCTTTATTCATATTTATATAATTCCTTATTTTTTATCAAACTTCATATTTTACTATTATTTCATCTGTTTTATCTTTTTCGGCCGATACTAATAATTCTTCTGCATCATTACCTACACCAGATGGTTGTTCTGTTTCAGATATTGCATGTTCAAACGATTCTTTACTTATATAAAATTTATTAATAATTTTTCTAACTTCTTTAACTTCTGCTTTTGGGTGTAATAAAAAGCTTTGTACTCTAAATGTCATTGTTCATACAACTTTTCTATACTCATCTTCCGCAATTTCAACATCTTGATCAACTGACATTCCTTGAAATAATACTTTTATATTGAAAGTACTATTTAATTCAGGTGTATCAACTTTTGTATATACAAAAGGATTAAAAAATGGTAAAATTTGTTCTACAATTTGATCCATTTCACTTATATATTCAGCTCCAATTTTTAATTCAAATTCAATATCATACGGAGCTGGTGTCATATAATATTCTGTGGTTCCATCTACTGATTCAATAAAATTAGCCTCATGCTTTCCTGATAATCTATCATTAGCATGTTCTATTCCTGTAACTTCAGCACTAATCATAGGAAATCTTTTTTCATGTTTTCTGTCATATAACCAATAATAAAATTTACTTTTTGGTGCTAATTTTATAGGCACATCAATATATTTTATTATATTTCCATCTTTATTGTATTTAGCTATTTTTATATCATTGAATATATTTAGAAATTCTATTATTGTTTTTCTAAAACATTTATAAAAAAAGTGTTGTTTCATTATTTTTCCTTATTTTTCATAATCTTGAAATTACTATATGTTCATCTTGACATTGGAATCTGTAAAAATCCATCATGGTTTTCTAGTTCTATTTTGAAAAATCCAATTTTTTTTATTATATATTCATCATTATTTATTTTTACAGATGCACCTATTGCTATTCTTTCATTCATTCTAAAGAATATATAATATACTATATTACTTAATATATTTTTTATCAATATAATAAAAAATATTATAATTGCTGATTGTACCAGTAAAAATATTAACTCTGGTTGTACTGCCATAACTATTTGACTTATTGCATTTTCTAACATTATTTATTCCTAAAATCCATATATTGAGGTATCAACATCAGACTTTGTAATACTTTCATCTTCTATTTCTTCATTATCACCATATGCTGATAATACATCTGTTTCTGTAGTAATATTTATATCAGGAAATGCAGATGTTGGTGGTGTATCAAATAATAAATCATTAGCTGATTCGGATTCTTGTGAATGTCTATATGGTCTAGTAATAAATTCTCATATTAATTTTCTACCTTGAAAAATTTTTTGTTCACTTCCTACATCAACTATTTCATATATTTTATTATTTCAAAGAGTTCTTATACAATCTCCTACTTTTGGTATAATTTCTTTTGTATATTCATCACCTATGTCTTCTTCAAATACTGATTTTGGAATCTGCATATATTGTACTGTCTCATCTGAAGTTATACCAAATGAATCCAATATATTTTGTTCTTCAGTAGGTTCATATACTAATTTTGTTTCATAAGGATCTGTATATTCAGTATTTGGATCTTCTCCATATGTTCAATCAACTGAATCTGACTCCAATTTTATATAATAATATATTGGCCATCCAGATATTTTTGTAAACTCTGTTATTACTGAATCATAAAGTAAATATTCAGGATTTTCATCTGTTATTTCAAGTAATCTTCAAAGTGGTGTATTATTAGCCACAATTAACTCCTTTTATATTTTTAACCAAAAATTATACCCATGCCTTCATAGCTTTCACTACCATCTTTTAATTTTTCTTCCAATGACTCAAGTTCTTCTTTAGCTTCTGATATCAATGAATCTCCATCAAGAGAAATTCCTTCATTACCAATACTACTAAAATTAGAAAATTTACGTCTTATCAAACCAAGTGTATGTTTTGCACATGCTAATGAATAGTTTCTAAGTCAATTACTTTCTCATAATGAATTATATACTTCATCTGGTATTTTCCCAAAAGTTTCTTCTGTAGTACCTCTTATCATATAGGAATGTACAATAATATATCCCACAGAAGAGTCATATTCTGGTGTAGGTCTAAGTCTTATTTTATTTTTTATACTATCATATCTTCAAGTATAATAACTAGGTGTATATCTATCCAATAATTCTATAAAATCTAACGCCATATGATAATTTATCATTGAATAACTACCTAAATTATCTAAAAATGCTAACATTCCTTTATTATACATATAATTTTCAATACTAAACAAAGTATTTATACCTTGGGAAGACACATCAAATTCTCTTACTTTTACTAT